CTACAAAATTAGCGATGTAGAAATTTTTAATTTCATCATCGCTCTTTTGTCTGCTTAGTTTTTCAAACCAATACTTGTCTTTCCTTTTATTGAATGATTCTACTGATGCTCTAGATTTACCTGCATATTTGTGATAGTCATAATTAGGTTTGCTGAAATGATTTTTCAAAGCAAGGTATTGTTTATAAGCATCAAAGGGAGTCATATCAAAAGTTTTGCTCTAGAAGTTCTTTTCAAAAAGTTTAAATTAATAGCATCACATTTAATTTTTTCCTTCAATGGTTTGCTGATTAATTTGCCAACAGAATCAACTTCAATATTGTTCTGATCACAGTAATGAATTATAGCATCAATATAATTCATATCTTTATTAACCTTAACAAGTTCTTCTATGATCTGAGAGAACTTTGCTTGGCATAAGAATTTTGATTCTAATGCTGATTTTAATTTACTTTCCATATTCCTTTAGTTTTGTTTCTATAAAATCCTTAATATAGTTTGAAAGAAGTTTGATGTATTTCATTTTATCATACTCCTCATAGACTACACAATCACCATCTTCACATGCCATTAGAATGACAAGTTTTTTAACAGGAATATTAGTCAGCTCATAGAACATGCAAGCATATGCTGCTGCTTGAACAAAGTAATGTTCAATCCATTCTCTGGGTTTTGCTTTCTTTGAGGTTTTAAAGTCAATGATTGCTAGCTCACCATTATATTCAGCAATGCAATCTACTGTACCTGCTATGCCTAATTGCTTACTGTATAATGAAGACTCAAGTGCATAGATATTATTTATCTTGTTTAGTTCAGGATTAATTATCCTAAACAAGTGTTTAGAAATAAGAGACTTTTCAGGAAGTTCTGGAATGTTAAGAAGATAATTTTCAACCATGCTGTGCAAATCTGTGCCTCTGCTGGTTGCTTGTTTGTTAATTTTGTTTGCTTCCTCTTCTCCTACTCTCTTTCTCCAGTCCTCAAAAATATGTCTATTGTGATGACTAGTTACAGATGTGATGGAGACAAGCTTTAAAAGTTCATCTCCATTAGGGACTTTATAGTATCTTACACCATCAATAGTCTCCCTCTGCAATTGAGGGAGATCAATTTTCACATGATTAAACATCAAAAACCAGCTGCCATTTTATTAACAATATAAGATTTTACAAGACCAGATCTTACAATGTCCTCAACTCCAAACTCAATGGTTTCAAACTCAGGCATTCTCTGAATAATTTTCATGAAGTCCATGATACCATTGCGTTCATTTGTTTTTGTGAGGTCTGATTGTGTGGCATCACCACAGAACATGATTCTTGAATTGTCCCCAACCCTTGTAATTATACTATCAAGTTCATGGAAGTTCAAGTTTTGACACTCATCAACAATAATGATGGAGTTGTCTAGAGTAGTTCCTCTAATAAAGGAGGTGCTCCAGAAAGTAACTGTTTCCTGAGACTTTAGATTGCCATAGAGCATTTCAAACTCTGCATCAGTTGGCATCTCAAACATGTACTTAACCATGTTCTTGTATGGGATCTGATACAGAGCAGACTTATCATCATGATCTCCAGGGAGGAAACCAATTTCTCTAGTGGCAACAAGAGATCTAACAACCACAATCTTTTGATATGGAGTAATCTCACTTAGAACATCTTTGAGTGCAAGATAAAGTGCACAAAATGTTTTACCAGTTCCTGCACATCCATATACAAACAGATGTTTATCTGAGTTGTATGCTTCAAAAAGTTTACTTTGATTCTCTGTTACAGGAGTAATATCTAAGAGAAGATCACTATTGATTGGTTTTCTTCTCTTCATTTGTTTTGCAGTCATGCCAATTCCAATTGGCTGCAAATCATTGCCTCTTCTTTTTCTTGCCATTAGATTTTCTTTACACGTGAACCAGGAGCTTTACTTGCCTTAGCAAGTACATCATTCCAACCAGGATTTTTAGAGACCAATTTATTTCTCCAGTCTCCTACTTCTCCTGGACTTGCACAACCTTCAGACCAATCCCTTCTCCATTCTGGATTGTCTTTATACCACTGAGTAATATCATGAACACTCATTTCTACTACTCTTTTTTCTCCTGTCTCAACATGAACAATAGGATAAATCGCCATAGATTATATCAGAATGTAAAGATATTTATTCAATAGTAATGGATGGTGCATCCACACACTCAGGACAGTTTTCAGGTTCCCATCCAAGTGCTTCTGCAACAGAAGGGAACTGACAAATAAAGACACATCTAGCTGCCTCTGCAATGTCCATATGCTCTTTCTGTGTGCCATGAGCAGATCTAAGATTGATATAATGAATCCAAGATCTACAAGAACCAGTCATATAAATTCTGGTAGGTGTTGCCAAAGGAAGAACAAACCTTGCACATTCCTTTGCAACTCCTGCCTCAAGCATTCTCTTGTAGAGATTGTTAGAATGTTTAAACAGTTCAGCAATTTCTGTTTGAAACTTGAGCTTCACATAGTCACCAAGATCATCAGTAGAATTTTGACGATTCTTGGTATCTTGTTTGCGAAGATCTGGAATAGGAATATTCTCAGTGATTAGATTTGTGTCTGCATACCTCTGTGAAAATTCTTGAAATGTGAAGCTTCTATGTCGAAGCACTTGTGCTGCAATGCCACGAGTAGTTTCAATCTCAAGAGTCATAGTAGACTGTTCAAAAACAGACCAATGATTATGCTTAATACAATAAGCAAGCAACTTGGCATAGTTTTCATTGTCTTGATTCGCAGGATTGCTAACTCTAGCAATGTATGCCATTGTTTTTTCTGCATCTGGAGTGACTGAAATTAGTTTAACTTTCGAACTCATCTTGTTCTCCTTTCATATGTTTTAGTAGCAGTGCTTTTTGAGCAAGTTTTTTTGCTTTCCTCATGTATCTGAGTTCCTTCTCATCATACAACCAAGGTTGTTTTAAAGCAACCTTAGAGAGTCTTATGGCGTCTTGAAACTTCATCAAAACACCTCATCATAATCTTCAGTGTAAGGAGTAACCATTGCTCCTTCTTCTGTTGAGATTTGCATAGGAGGTCCTTCTACTTCATGCTTTAAAGATTGAACTAGAAGTTCCATGTTTCTAACAATCATTCTAACTTTTTCTGTGTCCATGAGAACTAGTATTCTCAAGAAATTATAGACAAAAAAAGGGGGGAAGTCAATCCCCCCTTAAAATTATTTAATTGATGCAAGTTGTGCTTGTTTGCGTCTTTGTTCTTTTTCAATTTGCTCCTTAATCAATTGAAGAACATTTAATTTACGATCTTCAACATTATATTGAACACCACGATATGTTGCTGTTGTCATAGGTTTGCTCCTTTACTAGGTTGTAAAAGTGCGTTCCTTCGGTATCCCTACTTCCGTTTGCTATTTGCAAATAGCAAATGAACGTGTTTTATCTATAAGATTAATTTTGTAAAATTTGATACAGTTTTAATCTCTTTGTCTCCAATCTTCTGGTTTGTCTCTACCATCAGTGAAGAAGTCTACAATTTCATCTACATTATTAAATCTACTGACACCAAATCTTTCGTTTCCTGTACCACCAATGTCAAGTTGATTTAAAAAATCGTCCATATCTCCCTCCCTCATGTCAGGATTCTCTGCCTTTCTTCTTGCTTGTCTGAGAATTGTTGCTGCAGTTCTATTTGCTTTTGCCAACTTCTCTGCCCATATCATATCCTCTAAACTTACTTCTTCATGGTTTGAAATTTTTTCACAGATTGATTCTAAGCGTAGACGATATTGAGTAGAGAGCATATGTAGTCTCCATATAGGGTTATTTAGCATTTACCTTTCAATGTAACTCAAGGTGTGGCTTTGGGCATAGAGTTGTTGGATGATAATATCACATCCAATTTTGGGGTTACAATCCCCACAAGTGTAAACATCCACAGCTGCTTTACCTTCTTCAGGCCAAGTATGAATACTGATATGACTTTCAGACAGCAAACAGATTACAGTAACTCCTTGAGGTTCAAACTTTTTTGAGATAGTCTGAACCACAGTGGCACCACTAGCAGATGCTGCATTTTCAAGCAAATCTATAAGACAATTTTCATCATCAAGTAAAACAAAAGAGCAACCATACAAATTCAATAAGTAATGTTTACCCATTATTTTTTCTTTCCTTTTGGATTGGATTGATATGTTTTTGGATTTACTGTTCCATCAGTCCATTTTATTTTTTGAATGGACCCTTTCCCAAAAGTATCATAGTAATTATCAAAAACTTCAACAAAAGAATTTGCCTGAACTATGTCATACTTTTTAATTTCATTTTGTAAGTAAGTAACTAAGTAAGAATTTCTGGGAAGTGTTTTGTCTTTAGACAAAGAAGAGTCACAATCTTTATGAATGATCTTCATTTTTTCACCTCCCAAAAATCATGAAGAAAATACTATTTCAGGAAATGCATCTTGCACTACTGCTTTAGTAATTTTAAATCTTTTGTGAATTTGTTTATCTTTCATTAGACAAACCAATTCTGCTTCAGAAGCATGTAGTCCTTCTAGAAGCTGAATGAACATGACTTCTTTTCTCATTTTGGTGGTGTTTGTAACACCCTTTACAAAATGATTAAACTTTTGCCATTCATGCAAAAGTTTAGTGTGCTCTGTATCTACAGGAGCATCATTAGGGGTATATGGAACTTCTCCATCAGGAAGATCTGATTGTACTCTATCCTCAAAGTTCCAAATTAAAACTGCTCTTAGAGCAGGACTATCATAGTGTCTTAGTATTTCTATCTTTTCGTCTCTTGTCTTAGCATTAGAAACTCTTTGAATAACTTCAGACACCAATTGATTTGGTGGCAATTTCATAAGTAAACTCCATTTAATTAATCTTCAGGTTCTTCATCCTCCATATCACCTTCAAATCTAAAGGCAATAATTTCGTCAGGAATAACATTTCCATCTTCATCATACATTTCAGGATGTAATCTAGCAATTTGTTGAGACCAAGTGTGTTCTCTATAAACCCACCCAACTAATCCTCCAACAACTAATGACATGAGGAAAAACATCACAGAAAAAACTAGGGTAACTGCTATCATTGACCTACTCCTTATTTTTGAGGGTTCCTTATGTTTAAGGAAAAGTTAAAGGAGATGGTTACTTCCCTTTTAAAGAAGGAAACCATCTTCTCAAAATGAAATGAAAATGTTTTCTTTTCTGGTTTCCTCCTTCTTAAAATAAGTTCAACTCCCCTGTTAATTTCAGGGGCATCTGCATTATTTATAGGTGTCATCAAAGAAGAGAATTTTCTGAAAGGTATCTTACTGTATCAGAACATCCACCAAGATGCTGTTCTCCCATGATTACTTGTGGGAAAGTTGATCCCTCACCAAACTCAGCATAAAACTCTTCTCTGGTGAAATCTGTACCTAGTTCATAACAAGTAACTGGACATCCTTTTTTGACGCTTAGATCAGAAAGGACTACTTTAATTTTGTCACAATAAGGACAACCTTTTTTACTGTAAACTGTAAAAGTCATATGTTTAAATTCTAACTGGATGTGGTCTACGTTTATCTGATTTTATAGCACATAACCAAGCAGTTGTCACTGCTATGTTATCTTCCCACCAATTAGTTTCCATTCTAAATTCCTGGAATCTAATTGAAGTGTTCCTAATAAATTGTGCTTTATCTGCTCTGGTATAATACCAAAAACTATTTTGATTCCAAAAACTTACATGGGTTGGATCTTGCCAAGCACCCCTACCATCAGTAGAAGGAACTTCAATAAATGCCCAACCACCATCACAAAGAACTCTATAGATCTCACTCATGGATTTGATAGGATCCTTTAGATGTTCAAGAACATGACTAGCATTGATAACTCCCACACTATTGTCTGGAAGAGGGATGCCATCATTAAGATCACAAATAATATCAGCATTACATTGATCAATTGTTACATATCCTGGTCTTGGATACAATCCACCACCAATATCAACCTTCATCAAACCTTTAAGATCTGCATCTCTTTCAGCAAGTGCTTGTCCATACTGATGGAACAACTCAAATGTTTTAATTTGAATGTCATCAATTCTTTGAGTCTGAGTATTGTTGTTATCAGGAAGCCATCTATAGTAATAAAGAATTTTATCTATAAAATGAAACTTAGTATTTAAATAAGATCTAATGACCAGATCATGATCATCACATATATTTAAATCTGGATTATGACCTCCAAGTTGATGATAGAAACTTGTTCTCCAAGCTCTAACATGATCTGGGGCATACCAAATAATACCAATACTATGACTGGTAGCAGGAAACATATCAATCTTCATGAACTGTTCCCCCCTAAACTCCACCCATTTATGAGTCCATCCATTTGCAGGATTCCAGGGAATTTTGTAATCATCTCCCCTCATATCATAGAGAAGATCTTCACTGTAAGCAAACCCAACTTCAGGATCTTGAAATGCTTTATTAAGTTCTTCAAGACAATCTAAAGACAGAAGATCATCATGATCTACCTCAACAAGAACATCACCTTTTCCTAAAAAGAAAGCTTTGTTTTTAATAAATCCTACATTTGGATTTGTAATTCCAGTATGTATTCTAACTCTAGAATCATCTTTGATTTCCTGAGGGATGTGATGGATTCTACAATCGCCATTCAAATACAGAACCCATTCCCAATTTTGATATGTTTGATCTCTAATGGTTTCATAGAGTTCATAAAGGTATGGCATGTTTTTAGAGCTATGCTCTGGAGTAATGATACTAAATTTGTGATCAATCATATCAATCAAAAAAGAAAATGTGAAATAGTCTTGAGTCTTCTATAGTTGTTCCAAAATATTCTGTGGCAGCATGAATTGATTTGGCATCAAACAATACTAATCTATTAAAAATATTTCCAACAGTATCAACTAATCTAAATTTAGTTTTATCATAAAATCCTCCAGAAAATGCTTGTTCTGAATTTGGATCTGACTCATGCCTTACTCCACTTTCATGAGCATAAAAGGATGTGCCACATTGATATGGAGCGTCAGGTGTTAAGTATACCATGCCAGCCCAAGTTTGTCCATCCCAGTGGTACACTAAAGAATCTTGTGGAGTGCAATATTGAAATCTACCACACATTCCATGACTTTCCCACTCAGTTATTTTTTTACCCATAATATCTTCTATTGATCTTTTTGTTCCAGGAACAAAATGTTGATCAATAGTTCTTCTACCTTTATACCATTCAGATTGGTCTTCATATTGTTGCTGCAAAGCATACTGTCTTACTGCATAAGGATCTGAATAAAAATTATCAACAATCCATATTTTTTTATTATAAAGTTGATTTATTGTACTAGTTGGTACGAATTTCATTGTTATATTTTTGCAATTGTTGCTCTGCTATTCCCCTTAAAGTCTCTAAGTAATCACCACTATCATAATAACAATTATTATCAATTAAAAACATAAACTCTGGAAATGGATTTTTTCTTTCTTCACTCATAAGATAATTAATCATTCCTATTGCTGTGGTAGCATCTCCTTGCTCTAAGCAAATTTCAATTAATCTGACTATATGTTCATTCCTTTTTGGACAAAACTTTCCAGATCTATTAAAGAATTCAATAGAGTCTTCTAAGTTTCCCAACTCTTTAAATAAAATTCCACAGCAATACATAGCAAAGTATGAAAGTTCATCTAATTTTACTGGAGTTGAAGTTTGTTTATATCCATCATGATGATGACAAACATATTCATAAAAATAATAAATTGCTCTTCTAGCAAATTCATCTTGCTGGGAATTTCCTAAAGGAAACTCTTTACAATAATGAGCATCAAAATAACTTTTTCCAATGTACCAAAAATGATAATTATCCTTTAAGATAGAATTTTCTCTTATCATCTGCTCTTCTAATTTTAGAGCATCACTTACATACTTAGTTGGAGACTGATAACTTTCTCCATCCCTTGTCCCAATATGTCTAAAAGATAAAGGCAAATTTACTCTTTGAAAATCCTCTCCAATTCCATCCATTTCAAGAGAAATTGTTTCATGAATTATATCATGATTGAACTTCCAGGGCAATTTTGCATTCCAAATCCAAGCACGATAATAAGTAAGTCCAGGAGAAATAGAGGGGACATGAAAACTTTGAATAGAAGTATCATTAAATATTGACCAATCAAAATTTTCATCCACCTCCATATATTCATCACAATCCATCTTCATAATCCAATCACATCCATGATTTGTGCTCAAACATTTTTGAAGAAGATGATCTCTATTCCATCCAAAACTAACCCAACCTTCTTTAACTTCATAAATGAATCCAGGAACTTTATGTTCATTAAAAAATTCTCTTACTATTTCTGGTGTTCCATCAGTTGATCCATTGTCCTGAAACACCCAATAATCAATATACCTATAGCAAGATTCCAACATCCTTCGAATGTTTTTTGCTTCATTCTTGAACATTGTGATCATTACAATTTTAGTAGTTTTATTCATAAAGATCTTTTTTTAATTAGTTCTAAAATTTCTGGATTATATTTTTGATCCTTGTAAGGAGAATATAAAGCTCTAGTTCTTGTTTCAATATTTTTTGGGGGATCTGTTAGATAATAAAATGCTATACTCTTCCTATAAACACCTTCTGGACAAGTTAATGGTTCTGGAAATCCATGCCATGAGTTTTGAGTTGTATCAAATATCACAGCCCTATTAAAAGCATTTTCAATAGCAACTCTTTTATCCTTTGCCCTATTAACTCTTGTGTCATGAGTCCAAAGTTCTAATGCACCTCCCCATTCTGGATTCCAATCCTCAGACAAATATAAAATTAAATTTAATTTTCTTTGTAGTTTTAATTTTGGATGAATTGAATAATCCAAATGAACATTCAATTTACCACCAGTGCCATGAATATGCCATCCAGCTCCATGAAGACCTATATCTGGATAAAGTTTTTCAATGCCAGTAAGACTCTTTAATTTACCTACAAAATCAGCAGAAGCCAAGTACATAAAAAATTCATAAGTTTTTGAAGGGAATTCCCACCAATCATTACAAGTTTTTTTATTTTCTAGTGGATTATTATAACAATACCACTTTGGATAATTGTAGTCCATAAATTCACTAGACAATTGCCTAGCAACATCTATAGGAGCAAAGTTATCAATAACCCAATAATCAAAAGGTTCTTTCATTAGTATCTTGTATTAAAGAAAAATGTTTGAAAAAGTCTTCCAGTATTCATATCAGATCCAAAATAATCAACAGAGGCATGATAAAGATTACCAGGATATAAAATAAGTCTATTATAAACATTACCTATTCTATCAACAACTTCCCATTTTGTATAATCATACGCATCTTCTCCATGATCAGCAGGTCCAGAAGATTTTCTTTCTCCAGATGCTTTATGTCTATACAATGCAGTTCCCCCACTTAAAGGAGGATCTGGAGTCAAATAACAAACTCCAGCCCACATATTATTGTAATCAGAATGAATCCATGTCCTATCAATAGATGTACATAATTGAAATGCTCCTGTATAACTATTACCCTCAGCATCAACTAACCAATCAGTTACTCCTCCTGCAGCATGAGAGACTAAAGCATTAATAACTTCCTTAAGACTATCACTGAGAAATGATTTAGTTCTAAGACCAGGATAATTTCCTCTTACTGAAAACTCTTGAGATAAGGCAAATGTTCTTACATCATCTGGATTATCATAAAAATCATCAGCAATAATAAGATTAACTCTCATTCCAATAAGCTCCAGTTCTAGAACAATACTTAATATTTGGATCAATCATATGAAATCTATCCCATCCAGGTTCATTTTCTGCAACTCTTTTGCCATGAAAATAATCCCCAATATGATTGACCATCATACCACCATCTGAGGTTTTTAATAGTCCAGCTCCAATACCATATTTTCCTGCTAAGTATTGAGCAATTACAGACTCTGATGGGTTATATCCAGTTTCCTCTAATATTGGTTCCTTTGCAATCCATGCTGGATATAAAGACATTAGCATCCAGAAATATGGAGTTGCTTTTTCATACCTATAATTTTTAAAAATTACATCATCTTCCTTTGCCCCAATATCTTCAACCTCATGAGTATACCAATTGTTTCTTTTCAATTGAATTTGAGATAATGTATTGTCTTGCTGAAGAAGTTCAATTAAGTCCAATATCTTCAATGGGTACATAACCTCAACATCATCTTCATGATGAAAAATATAATCATAATCTCTTTCTTTGATTAAATCAAAAAGTTCTTGCCAAGTTTTTGTAATACCTTTATTTTCTTCATGGAAAATAACTTCATTATATCCATTAGAAATTACAAACTCTGCTAAAGATTCATTATCTCTTCCTATTGGATAGTCATCAATAAACAAATGATGGACATCCAATCCACTAAAGTCTAACTTTCTATTTGCATCAAATGTTTTCTTAAGGAACTCTACTCTGTTGGTAGAGAAAACTACATGAAGTAACTTCATTGTGATTCCATACTATCTGTATTATGTATCTTAATATGATTATGCTTCTTTGCACAAGCACCACGTGCATATGCTCTAGTAAGACTGTTTATATTTGAACAAGGTTTTCCTCCTTCACCACAATAAGGACACTGTGAATCTGGAGGATCATCTGGATACTTAAACTTACTCATACTACCACAGGTTCTCCTTGACCTTCTGGAAGAACAAGAGGACTTCCATCTTCAGGAACATCTGGGTACATAGATTCAAGATACTCTTGTCTAGCCTTTTCATAAACAGGTCCAGAAAGATTAGAAGTTGGAAGTGCCTTTGGCATCTCAATATCTACAACAGGACCCATCAAAAACTTATTGCGAGTATAAGTTCGGTTCTGGGGATCAAGAGCAACCATTGCAAGTGCGTCTTGTTCATCACCACAATCTAAAATTTTTCTTCCAGTTTTTTTATCCAGAACTGAAAAATATTCTTCATTATACTTTTTCATCTTCTAGTTCCTTTTCTTCATTATAAGATGCTTCTGGTTTTCTGTAAAGACCTGGCCAAGTATCTCTGATGATTTCTGCTAGTTTATATGGAGTTTCTGAGGTTATCATAAATCTTGTGTAAGAGACATTATAAACATAAAAAATCCAAATGCTATAAAAGTAATAAGCATAAAGAACATAAAAAAAGGAGTTCAGAGAACTCCCTTATTTATTTTTAGAGGGCATTTCCTCTTGGCAAGACCTCTTCTGGGAACACAAAGTTCTCATGAGGTTGATCTACTGGAGCCATCCACGCTCGAAGTCCCTCATTAAGGAGGATGTTCTTTGTATAGAACGTTTCAAACTCCGGATCCTCTGCCGCTCTAATTTCCTGAGATACAAAGTCGTATGCACGTAGATTAAGAGCAAGACCGATGATACCAATAGAAGAAGTCCAGAGACCCATAACTGGTACAAAAAGCATAAAGAAGTGCAACCAACGCTTATTACTA